TGAGAGGGCGTGAGTTTGCTCTTGCGGATCATCTGAATTGCAGTTTTTAGATCAACTCCCTTGAATTTAGCGAGTTGTTTAGCTAATGGCAGGACTGTTTTGCCTATGCCACCCAGACCACCGACTCCCCCGATGGGTAGGAGGCTGGCAAGTTCGCCGTAACTGCGAAGAGTCTTGGGGGAGATCATAGGTGCAGCTTTATATTCTCCAGTCCCACCAGTAAATTCTGATGGTGGCGGAGATGGGGCACCAGTTCTTAATGGTTTTTGTCCGGGGGGGGTGGGTTGTCCACCCCCTACATTGTATCCTGGTTTGAACTTACCACTCCCAGGAGGTTTGGGAGCGGGAGCTGGTTTCTTTGCAGTTCTCGCAGGAGGCAATTTTCTGCCTCCAGTAAGAACTTTGAGATTTCTGGAGGCAGATGGTTTGAATGCCTTAGGCAGTGCTCTGACAGTTTGAGGTCTGCGTTTAGGTTTGGGTTTGGGTTTTGGCTTCGGCTTGGTGACGAATGACTTGGCCTTTTTGACAACCTTCTTAACGGCTTTCTTAACTCTGGAGAAAAATCCCATTATGGAGCCACCCCCGTAACTGGTTCCGGCTGTGCTGTAGTATCCTCCGGAGTTGCTGCAGCCATTGTTTCTGACTTAGCTTGATCGGACAGCATATCATTCTGGAGGGAAGCGGGGAATTCTAGTTCAATCTCTAGATTGAGTTGGGCAAGAATTTGCTCTTCCAGGAAAAGCTGTTCCTCTTCGATAGTCTGCTCGAAAGCTAGGTATGCGATCTTGGCACTGGCTTCGGTGATCTCCTGTGCTCCACCGACTATGATTTGAGGTACACCAGTGGCTTGGAAGAAGTACTGGTTGAGTTGATTGATCCAGGGGAGAGGGTTAAGGGTGGCATTTGGAGCAACTGAAGAGTTCTCCACTTCAACAGCACCCTTAGGAATATACATATTCTCCCCCTGTGTGTGGGCTTTGTCGGCTTTGACTTTGAAAGCAGCGATCTTTGTGGTGTCATCAGTGTCAAGGTGGAAGATCTTGACAGGGAATATATTGCGGTGAAGTAGTTTCTTGTAGTCTGCCATTGCTTCTTGGCGCATTTTGATAACTTCTTCCACTGCAGGGATTATGCTGACTCCATGAATCTCGTCTGCGACTCTGTTCCTGGCCAGATGGAGCATATTTTCTGGATTGAATTTCTTGTTTGGGATTCCTCGATTTTTGGACAGCTGCTCATATCTAGTTATGATCCCCTTTCTATTTGCAACAATGCGCATACTTCCTGGATCCAGCGGTTTGAGATTGATCAGTTGGCCTTTTGTGTCTCTGATGATTTCAATAAATGCGTCTCCGGCTATATGGTATGTGCGGACAGCGTTCTCTAGGATAGTGTTGAATGTGTCTTTGCCCCACCCTTTGATCGTTGATAGTGTGATCTCGGTGATGGGGTTGGATTTGAAACCTTTGCCGATTGTCCAGGTAGCTTTTGCGTCAATGGCAGCAGCCAGTTCGGGGACAGCTTTGTAGTAGCCGAGATAAGTGCTGAAGTAGGTGTTGTCATAATAGACTTCCTTCTGATCTGCAGGGCCATCTGTAGAAACTGCGGTGACTGAGTAATCGGTGATTGTATTTTTGAAGTCGCCATAATCGGCGTTTCCTATATCTGTATCCGGCATTTTATTTCTCCCAACCGATCAATGAGATGGCTGAATTGATGTGATTAGATTCTCCTGCGACTACTAGGGTGGAGGCAATTGGGACAGGGGAAGCGAATGTAAAAAATTGGGTTGTTGAAGCTGCAACTTCATGCTCTATGACAGTGGTGGTATTGATTTTGAGTACAAATGTGTGGGCATTTCCATCTTTATTGATAAGAGAGACTTGACTGATAAATAGGGTTTTGCCAGTTGTAACAGTGTAGACAGTCTCTTCATTGACACTTGCGAAGGCGTGGGTTGTGATGATCAGGTCTTCAGTCTCTAGTTCATACTGCTTGAATGATTTTCGGGATCCAAACAGTCCTCCACCGCCAAAGTCTAGTGCCATTATGCTATAAGTGCCTTTGATATATTTGGGATCTTGCCTTCGTTCCTGTTGTCGAATGCTGTCGCGAATCCTGCAACAATAGATTCTTCAACGAGATCTGATCCTTTGTGGATCACCCTGCCAAGTAATCGGCCCCATTTTCCTACTCTTCTGTTGGAGTCGATCAGGATGTCTACTTCATCATTGAGGATCTTGGATTCTAGCCAGGATTGTGCTTGTTTTCCTCCAGGTTCATTAAGCTCTGGAGCATTTGAGTCGAGGAATCGTATCGGGAAATCAAAGTTTCGATCTCTTGATCTGACAGTAATTGTGTCACCATCATGCACCTTAACCACTGTCGCTCTGAAGTCCTCAAATATTTGTTTGTGAGGAGAGTCGAAGTAGTAAAATTCCATTTGGGAGTTCGTGAGCTCAGGGAATTTGACGAAGTCATGCGCCATTGATGAAATCCTGTGCCTTTTTATCTCTCAGGATGGAGAGGCCACGTAGTGCGCCGTCTCTCAGGATGTTGATCATGTCCTCTGCTTCAATTCTTGAAGTGAATCCAGACATATCGTAGGTGATCCCATAGATTGCCACAAGATTCGAGGACACTTCAGTAAGCAGGTATTTGACATCAGCGTTAAGTGTGGCGTAGTTATCGCTGAAGTTGTATCTGCAGGTGACATTTATGAGGGATTCAGCTTGGAGACAGAATTCATTGATCCTTGCTTCGATGACATCGGTAGAGTTGTAATTCTTGCCAAGTTTGGCAATACATTCGGCAGAGGTTGCGAAGATTCCAGTGTGGGCCATTTTTTCATGCTAATACAAGTAAATATTTAAACTTTTGCTCTTCACACACCATGCAGCTCGGATCAAGGCTTCTGCAATATGTGTATATGCACCAAAGATTCGGAGGCGGTCGTCGTTATATTCTGCCTGGACAGACTTCAGGGAGTGAGCAACATCAGGATCATCCATCAGTTTGATCCTATTCTGTTCCATCAATGAGAGAAGATTGTTATAGAGATCCTCTTTCATGAGCCTTCTTTTCCTGTGAGACCCCCAGTCCGGCTCCAAAGACCGACTGGCATTGTTTATCGGGATCACCTTGCGGCGAGTCTGTGGGTTTACCAGAAGAGGATCAAACACACCAACTCCCATTCCACCATCATCGATGTATATATTGCGATAGTTATACACTTTGTCATAATGAAGTATGTCGTTAACTGTTTGAGTAAGGAGTGTTTTGTTGGTGATCTTAAGATCCCGTTGGTACAATGTCTGCTTGTGGTGGGAGAGGGAGAATAAGACAGTGTCGTCTCGGCCCATTCTAGCCACGTCTACGCCAAGATAATTGGTGCCAGTGGGAATGACAGAATCCTTTGACAACGTCATGCAGGAGCGGATTAAGTCAGGTGAGAAGAACTGTCTGAGTTCATCTACAAACTCACCAAGATATTCCTGCGCATATTGTAATGCAGTCATGCGTTTCTTCTCTTGTTCCAGGAATTCGGGAGATATTCTGGGACATTCTTCGCTTGAGATGTGGAATTTAGTGAAATTGGGATCATCAAAGCAGCGAAAGAAGTACCCGCCCTTCCCAAAGGGTGTGGACAGCAGAATAATGCTGCCTTTGGTTACAGCTAACATCGGGGTGACGGCTGACCACACTTCCTCAGGAATGAATGCGGCTTCATCCGCTACCAGGAGATCTACAGTATATCCTCGAATGCCATAACCTGAGAGACCAGTCGGCAGACAATAGATGGTAGATCCATTACGAAGCAGGATCTTGGACTTAGTAGGCCTATTCTTGCCTCTCATTATGAGATTTCTATGATGGTCGTGTATGTAGGCCAGGATCTTCTCGAAGAGCAGGTATGCTTGTCTTTCAACACTTGCTATCACCAGGACAGTCTTGTTGGGAGTGCTGGTGGCAAACTTGGAGACCTTGATGGATATGCAGGTAGACTTGCCTACCTGTCTGCCTGACCGCAGGACTAGATTGCCAGAGGTTTCTAGTACTTCTCTTTGCCAGTTGTCGAGATCCATGATGGTATAGTTACCAGGCAGATAGTTCTTTGTTCTTGCTGCCCTCCGGAGGACTGGGAGGTGGGTGATATTTAGGAAATTTGTGGCTGAGTTCCTACACACACAAAAAGGAATCAACTTAAGACTCGCTACATGGAAAAGTGGGTGGGTGGGTGGGCGTGATTAGTCTTGAGCGAAGCGAGGGTAAATGGTGCAGTGGGTGTAGTGGAGGGGGTGGGTGGGTGGGAATCAGTGATTGATAGCGACCGAAGGGAGAGTTGATCTAGTGAATCAGTCTTCCAGTCTACCAGTTAACTAGTTCGTCCAGTCCTTCGACCCATTCACCCAGAATTCCAGACCGACTGAATGGCTGGTACTCTTCACGTCCAGTCGCTCACGCGACTGTAGGGGAAAACATGTATTTAAGTCTTTCGGTCAACTGAGGGCTGGTGGGTGAATGTACTATCGAACCAGTTAACTAGACCTTTAGCGGGGTTTGTTGGAGCGAACCAAAAAAAAGGGGGACTAGCCCCTTGTAAGTCGTTTCTTTGCTGACTCAAATAACTGAGTCCAGTGCAGGATTAAACTTATTGCCTGGTCTGCCGGAGGCCTTGTGTCTTCCTTGTTCAGATAGTATTGTTGGACTCCCTTGGCAGCCATGCCGAAGTTGTATCCCTGTTCTTGGCTTATTTGACCTGGTCTGTTCAACCTGAGTTCTGGTTGGCTTGTGGCTGGTTGCTGCTTCAAGTTCTCTAACCTGTCTATTTCAGCACTTGCTTCTGACCTGCTGAGGTTAACCCAGTTTTTGTAATTGGTGGGTTGTTGGGTTTCGATACTTACTGCGTACAGCTTGTCTAGCTGCTTCTTGGTTACTCCGTTTGTTTCTTCCATTTATGTGCCTCCGAGAGACACATCTTATTGCGTGTCTCTCACACACTCGTTTCTTTGTGTGTGAGAGAGAGGAACCGACCACTTGTGACGATAGATTGATTTCGAGTGGAACGAGAGTTATTGAGTCACAATTGCTCGGGCTAGATGTGGAAGGTAGGGTTTGGGAAGGAAACATCCGGTTTCTTTCCCAATCGGAATTCATGATTCCGGTGCTCTGATAAGACTGTCGGCTAGTTCAGGCCGATAGTCTTAATCTGTCGCATCCCGAAAGGGAAGGAATCTGAATTTCTATCCGCCGAAGGCGGATCAGCCAGAGGTAGTTGAACTGTCATCTGGTTTCTTGTGGTTCTTGAGCTCAGTTTCCAACGCTTTCAAGACTATTGAATTGATGGCAGTCATCTTTTGCATTGTGTCCATCTCGTCTTTGGTACTTTCTATGGCTCTCTTGATGTCTAAGTATTCTAGTGTCATCAGCTCACGATTCCCACTACTGAAATAGTGCCTATAAGTGCCATTAGTCCCATGAGAACTATGACGTGATTTCTAGTTAGTTGTGTCATTTTTTTCCTCCATAAAATCAGTTAGTTTGGTGTTCCCCTTGGCTGCTTTCAAGAGAGCGTAGTTTGGTTTAGGACTGGCAACCCAGTGTCTGTCTTTGGCTGCTTGTTTCAGTCTTATTCTTCTGGCCAGATGTGTTCTGTTTTGGATCAACATGGTTTCAGTGATCCGGCAACAACTTCTGGGAAGGTTCCTCTGTCGGTCTTTTTGTTCATTGTCATGAACTGGCATTTCTTTCCCACTAGTATCTTCTCAGGATCTATTGATTTGCCTATTTCAAGAGATGCTTTGAAGTCTAGAAGTAGGCGGCCTAGTCTGCTGTCAGATGAGACTGCAGTGGGGAATCCTGCTTTGATCTTGTTGTCCTCGAACTCGATGATTACGTCGGTGTACGAGTATGGCTTTTCCCGGTATTCTACTGCTGTGATGACTCCTTCGTGCTTTCCGTCATCAACTTTCTTTGACTCTTGTACTGTTAGTTCCATTTTATCCCTCCATTATTTTCTTAGCTGTGGTGAGTGGTGCGCTCGATGATAATCTGTAGAATGCTTTATTTGATCTCTTGTGCTTGAGAACCCACCTTCTCAGGCACATGGATTTAAGGAGACGTACCAAATAGATGTAATCCATTCCCAGTTTGTGGGAGATGTAGTAGGTGAAGCAGAATATAGGATCAGCGTTCTCTAAATATAGTAGAATTCTTGCTTCACTTTTCTTCATGATTTTGCCCATAAAAAGTTACTAATAATAACTAGTTTATATATTTGCCTGGTGTGGAGTATCTAAATATTTTTAAAGGAGGGGTGGTTTCCTTTAGTGCCTGAAGCATATTCCCCTTGCGTCTTAGTTCTCGTGGGGGACGGACGATCTCTGATCAGGGATGTAGAGTGTAGGCCATCAGAGGGGGTCTTTTTTGGAGTTTTTTGACATTGTGGAAAAAGCGTAGTAGTTATTATTAGTAATTACTCACAAAGTTTAGTTCAGCTGGTTGGTAGTAACAAGAAAAAATGTAGTCACTCCCCCAATGCCATAGGGCAAGTAACCTCTTAACTTTATATCAGGATATAAAACTAGGTGATATATAAAAAAATTATTATTTATGGGTGATGGTTAGGGTGGCGTTTAGCAGTTCGACATCAGTGGAGGCTGCAGTGGTGCAGGTGACTAGGATGTAGTAATGCTTTCCTGCGGTGACAGTCTCAGGGGTGGCGACTGCAGTGGTCTCGTTCATCAGATAATCTGCGGTCTTGCTGACCTGTGTTCCTGCTTGGATGGCTGCGTCAGTGGATCCTGTTGCGACTGCTGTCTGTGCCCGGAGTGCGTAGTCGACTGTTGCAGTGTTTCCTCCTGATTCTATTTGTCCGGTGATTCCTACACTGGTGATTATGTCTCCTTCTCTGAGTCCGGTGATTGGGATGACGAAGGTGTCTGCGGTAGCGTTCTGTGCCAGTGTGACCATGCCAGTATCGGTCCCAGTGTTGACGTAGCCGACAGTGGCGGTGGCTCCCGCCTTTCCTGCAGCAGCAGGGAATTGATGGATCTGTCCAGTTCTGGTGAGTGCTGCACCGGATAGTGTCAATGCGGTCGAGACTGTTAGGGTGGGTATTGTTCCGGTAGTGAATTCTCCGGCAGTGTATTTGATCTCTTTCCCCGTCAGGGTTTCTATTACATGGTGGTTGGTCATTTTTATGCCTCCTCTATTCCTACGCAGACGATCTGTCCGCCTACCAGTCCAGCAGCGATCCAGTTGTCGTTTGCGGTTACTCTTTGTGCTTTGATTGCAGTAGCTATTGCTCCGTCCATGATTGCGATGTAGGTCCCAGAGTTGGTTGCGTTGTTGGATCCTACGCTGTCATCATAAGTGCCATCTTGGAAGTTCCACTCTCCGAATTGCAATCTTGTGACAGGGGTGCCTTGATATTCGGAGGTTCTTTCGGTGGAAGTTAATGCAGTTTTCCATACTTTTACTCCGGTGATGTTTCCTTTGAGTGGATCTGCTGCGCCGCCGCTGCTTCTTGCTCCTATCCAGCAAGGGAATCCGTTTTTGTCTACGTTGCCAGTTTGAGCAATGCTGTTACTGGCAACAGTGTCTAGGTATACTGTGACTGTGGCACCATCATAAACCCCCATGACGTGGTGCCATGTTCCGGCAGTCATTGATCCACCCCCTGTGGTGGATACAGTGGAGTTACTCGCATTTCTTACTGAGAATTTGACTACTCCAGTATTGAGAGATTCTAGGTGCCAGTTGAGTGTACCCGCAGAATGGGAGCAAAAGATTACTTCGGTCCCAGAAGTGTTTTCCCGTCTTACCCATGCCGAGACTGTAAGTGTGGCCATTTCATCAAGTCCGGCAGCACTTGAGTCTGCGGCTACTTGTACGTAATCGTTGGAGCCATCAAAGACGGCGCATTTTTTAGAAGTGTTACTGGTTACTGTGGCGGTTACGTCTCCAGCCGCCATGATTACGCCTCCTCAATGTTGACTATAATTAGTTGATTTGCGCACGAGGCCATGAGCCACTTGTCGTTAGCAGTGTTTCTCATGGCTGTGACTGCAGTGTCGACAGTGGCTGTGGTGAATGGGGCCGCAATGATTTGGACAGTTACATCTCCAGCAGCCATTATTTCTTGGCCTCATTTTTAGGTTCCGGTTTCTTTTCTCCTGGTTTTAACTTGATGTCGTTCGCTTTCATGTAGGCGTGTAGGTCCGGATTCGAGGCCCTTACTTGTTTGGGTATAGTTTCACCTTTCAGCAATCGTTTGTAGTACATTTCTCCACGTTGTAATTGTCCTTCTTTGCTCATTTTTTCATACCTCTATGCCGCAGTGTTGGTGATTGTGCAGACTGCGTCAACATTTTTAACCTGGATAGTTCCTACTTCCCATGCTCTGATGGTGTATTTGACTCCAGGATCTTCGATAGTGTGGACTTTCAGAGGGGAAGCACTTTTCCAGGTGGCGGCTTCCTTTCCGATGACGACCATAGCTTGATCTGCAGTTACGGAATTACTTACTACGATGTTTAGTCCTAGTATTTGGCCAACCCTTCCGTTCTTGGTTACGTTTTTAGTCCAGAACTGTCCCGCATTTCTGACACTAGCATTTCCCATCAGATGTGAGAAATCCTTAGGGCTTAGAAGTAGGAATCCGTTTCTGTATGGGTTGTAGTTGTCTATAGAGATCAGTTCGATTGCGTTCAGTATATCTTGGATGGGGTTTCTGTTTGCAACAGTAGTGTCATCCCATGCTGCCTCTGTAGCAGTGGTATTGTTTGCGTTTGAGCTGAGCTGCGAGTAAATCTCTCCATCTACGGACTTAGCTACTGCTCTAGCGATTCTTAGCAGTGTCCTGGCGATGACGTCTATCTCGTTGGTCTTGGCGTCTTCCCATGAGATGACTCCTTCCATAGCGTGTTTTAGGTGCCTGGTACTTGCCTCAGTCCATGATACTTCACCATATGGGAAGTTTGCCAGTCTTGGTACTCCCTTGACTGCTGATCCTGCTCCGCCCGTCAGATCTGCTGCAGTTTCCTTTTGATAGGTTTCTTTCCAGGCGTTTGATGATTGGATCATGCAAACCTGTTTCATTCGATACTCTTGCAATGCAAATCCTGTGACGACTCTGGATACATTTTCGGCCCTTAGGTCGGCCATTCCTGTGGTGTCTGCCATTTTATTTTAATACCCTCACTGCGATAACTTCGCTTGTTGATCCGGCTTCTAGTGCGTAGCCGATAACTTCAGATGGTCCATGTGCCCCTGCTTCGTCAGCGTCGCTGATCAGGTTTGCGCCGTCACATTTCTGTGGGTAGCCCAGTGTTGCTGTATTGGTTCCGTCTACAGTCATGTCAAAGATTCCGTTCGTGTATACTGCCAGAGTCGTTAAGCCATCGCCTTTGACTTTCTCAGCTGCTGCGATTCCAACCATGAGCTCTCCATCTGCTGAAGAAGCAGCTGCTGTGTTGTCTCCTGATATTTTTAACATGGTTCCTTTTTCGATACCAGTCCCATCTGCGACAGTGAAATTAATAGGGTCTCCGCCATTCCCAAGAAGTTCTATAATAACTGCTTCATTTGCCATTGGTCGTTATACCTCTTAAAGTTTTAAATTGCTATTACTCATAAATATTTAAATCTTTGCATGTTTCATGGCTTTTTGGCAGAGAAATCCACTACACATCTTTGATCTCTTTGAGTAGATTTTGCATTTGTTGCCCTTGAGATGTTCGCATTCCCCTTGAAAGAGTATCTCTATTCCTTCGAGACTCTTCAATTTCATAGGAAACCTATGGGCGAAGTTTTTTTTCAACACTTCGACTAGGGACTTTGTGAAGAAATCCTCTGATCTGGTGTCTATGTGGATCTTGAATCTCTTGCAACAGTCGGCGCACCTTAGGCACTTGCCCATTCCCAACACTCTCCGCAAATGGACTGTTTATCTCTGGCAGAATCCTGAACAAATTTACGTTTTTTCCCACACTTGGCGCAGTTTTTTTCAATGAGGGGGATCATTGTATTGGATCCAACATGTCTTCGAATCCGGATCCTTCGATCAGTTTCTTTGCAGAAGCGATCTCTTTCTCTTCTGAAGTTGGGGCGGGGTTCCCTGCGTGTGCAGATCCTCCAAGAACGTCCGCAGTCTGTAATCGTTCCATCCTGTCGAGGTTCTTGGACATGATTTCGTTCTGTTCTGCGAGTTCTCGGATAGCTTTCTTAGCTTCATCCACCTGATTCTCTTCTTCTTCTGGTTGCTCTTCTGGTTGCTCTTCTTCATCTACCATTTTTTCCCTCCATTTTTTCCTCATATACTCTTTTTGAGAAGTAGTATCCTAAAACCAATGCAATAGAGGCGTCAATGAATCCATTGACCCCGTACAATTTGCATATGAATAGTAAGACTATGACAACTAGTGCAATAATGTCTCTGAAGTAGATCCGTATCATGATCCTAGTAGGCCGAATTTAAGTTGTGATTTCTTGTACTTCTCGAAACTCTCACTTATTGAGAGGGCCCCTTCTTGTTTTTTCCTTTGGTACTCTTCCCAAAATTTTTGATTTTGTTCTTGTTGTGCTTTGTCTAGTGTCCTTTGTTCTTCTTTGAATTTTCTCCATTCGTCTCGATCGGCTTTTTGTTGTCTGTTTTCAATCTTGCGTTGTTCCTCTTGTGCGTCTTTCCAGGCCTGTCTTTCATCTTCTTGGTAAGCGCGGTAGTATTCATAATCTTCTTTTTGGTATCCTAGTTCCCTTTGTCTTGCTTCTTCGTCGGCTTGGGCTCTTTCTTCTGAGAAGGTGGGTTCTGGATCCTCTTCTTGTTTTGCGATCTCTTCCATTTCTTCATGGATGGAGGCTTCGATTGAGTCATCATAAATAAGGTTGGCTTTGCCTTTGACTTCTAGGCCTTCGACCATTTTTACATACGGGATGTTTCCTATGATCCCAGTGTTCATGTTTTCTCTGATGTCCTTTGCTTCTGCTATAATATCAAGAGCGAGTTCAAATTCTCCGGCTTTTCGGGCTTCTTTTGCTGCATAGTTGTAGGTTTCGAATCCTTCTAATTCCCCCCATTTGCCCAATCCCCACATACCAATTTGACTTGTGATAAATGTGCCAACTGCCACTGGGTTTTTAGCAGTCTTTGCGGCTAATTGGATGATATTTTTAAGTTTGTTTTTGGTGAAGTAATAACCCAACTCACTTGTATGTTTGATGTGTTGAGGGAGGGTTCTGGGTTTCATCCAAGCAGGGACGGGTTTACCTGCCGCCACATCACCGATAGCGGCTTCAACTTTATCTGCATTTTGTTTAATTGTGTTTCTAATTGTGGCTATCTTATTTTGGGCTTGTTTGATTTCCCCTATAGCTTTGCCACGTTGTTTGATTGCTGTAGCAAGTTGGGTTGTTTTTTGAGTAGTTGCGTCAATGAATTGCGTGTATTTTAGTTTGTCTGGAGAGACGGGGAGGCGAGGAGATAGTTGGGATTGTTCTAATCTTTGGAGGTTTCTTTCTCCTTGCATTGCGTCGCCCAATTGTTTGCTGAATTGAGAGGGCGTGAGTTTGCTCTTGCGGATCATCTGAATTGCAGTTTTTAGATCAACTCCCTTGAATTTAGCGAGTTGTTTAGCTAATGGCAGGACTGTTTTGCCTATGCCACCCAGACCACCG